TATGAAAGGTGTCGGCAAAGACTTTAGAAACGCCGACTATATCGACTATCTGCCAGTGAATATGCTGGCTACACCCAAAGAAATCCTTAACAGCAGCGGATATCTTCGCTCATTCCCGGGCATTGCCAAACGTTCTGATGTGAACGGTGTATCTCGCGGCGTCGAGTACAACATGGCGCAGAATGCTGTTTATCGCGTGTGCGGTGGCAAGCTGTATAAGGGTGAAAGTGAAGTGGGTGATGTTGCTGGAAGTGGTCGCGTATCAATGGCACATGGTCGAACATCACAGGCGGTTGGCGTTAATGGTCAACTGGTCGAGTATCGCTATGATGGCACGGTTAAAACCGTCTCAAACTGGCCTACAGACAGCGGATTCACGCAGTATGAGTTAGGTTCGGTTCGTGACATTACGCGCTTACGTGGGCGTTATGCGTGGTCAAAAGACGGCACGGATTCATGGTTTATCACTGACCTTGGAGACGAATCGCATCCTGACCGATACAGCGCACAATATCGCGCAGAATCGCAGCCGGACGGCATCATCGGTATCGGGACATGGCGAGACTTCATCGTCTGCTTTGGTTCATCGACGATTGAATATTTTTCCCTGACAGGTGCAACCACCGTTGGTGCCGCTTTGTATGTCGCACAGCCATCGCTGATGGTGCAGAAAGGTATTGCCGGAACCTACTGCAAAACGCCGTTTGCTGATTCGTATGCGTTCATCAGCAATCCGGCAACAGGTGCGCCGTCTGTGTACATCATCGGATCCGGTCAGGTATCACCAATCGCCAGCGCGAGCATTGAGAAAATCCTTCGTTCCTACACTGCTGATGAACTGGCTGATGGCGTGATGGAATCGTTGCGGTTTGATGCTCATGAGTTGCTGATTATCCACCTTCCGCGCCACGTCCTCGTGTACGACGCATCTTCAAGCGCCAATGGTCCGCAATGGTGTGTGCTGAAAACAGGCTTGTATGACGATGTGTACCGCGCTATCGACTTCATTTACGAAGGCAATCAGATAACGTGCGGCGATAAGCTGGAGTCCGTGACCGGGAAATTGCAGTTCGATATCAGCAGTCAGTATGGTCTTCAACAGGAACACCTGCTGTTTACTCCGTTGTTCAAAGCGGATAACGCCAGAGTGTTCGACCTTGAGGTTGAGTCGTCAACTGGCGTTGCGCAGTATGCTGACCGCCTTTTTCTCTCTGCAACCACTGACGGCATCAATTACGGGCGTGAGCAGATGATTGAGCAGAATGAACCGTTCGTTTACGACAAACGCGTTTTGTGGAAGCGTGTCGGGCGCATCAGGAAAAATGTCGGTTTCAAATTGCGCGTTATCACGAAGTCACCTGTCACTCTGTCTGGCTGCCAGATAAGGATTGAGTAATGGCTGATTCGAATCTCAATGAGCCGGTAATCATCCAGGCTACGCGGCTCGACACATCAGTCCTTCCGCGTAATATCTTCTCGCAGTCATATCTGCTGTACGTTATTGCACAGGGTGCTGATGTTGGTAACGTGGCTAACAAGGCCAACGAAGCAGGGAAGGGGGCTTATGATGCACAGGTGAAGAATGATGAGCAGGATGTCACCCTTGCAGACCATGAATCCAGAATTGAAGCTGCTGAATCAACTCTCATCAATCATGAACATAGAATTGCAGCAGCGGAAAGCACTCTTGCAGATCATGAAACAAGGATTACGGCTGCTGAAACAGAGCTGGCTGATCACGATACGCGAATTGCTGCCAATGAATCTGAGTTAGCAAACCATGATGCGCGCATAACTCAGAATACAACCGATATCGACGCACTTGATACCAGGCTCACAGCGGCAGAAGGAAGTATTTCGACGCTACAAAGCACAGTTGGTGATCACTCAACAAGAATATCTGCGCTTGAGTATGCCACCACGCGCAAGAAATCAGAGGTTGTTTACTCAGGAGTATCTGTAACCATCCCGACAGCGCCGACCAACCTTGTTAGCCTGCTGAAAACGCTCACGCCGTCATCCGGCACATTGGCACCATTCTTCGACACCGTTAACAACAAGATGGTTGTGTTCAACGAGAACAAAACCCTGTTCTTCAAGCTGTCGATCGTCGGGACGTGGCCCAGCGGAACCGCCAACAGGTCAATGCAGCTAACCTTTTCCGGCTCTGTTCCTGACACGTTGGTCAGCAGTCGTAATGCGGCGACAACAACCGACAACATCCTGTTAGCTACGTTCTTCAGCGTGGATAAAGACGGCTTTCTTGCCACAAATGGCAGCACGTTAACCATTCAGTCGAATGGTGCGGCGTTTACTGCCACAACCATCAAGATAATCGCGGAGCAGTGATGATTCATTTCAAACCAACGCGAAACATCGACCTGATCGAAGCAGTAGGAAATCACCCTGACATTATCGCCGGGAGCAACAACGGCGATGGATACGACTACAAGCCTGAATGCCGTTACTTTGAGGTGAACGTGCACGGGCAGTTCGGCGGAATTGTTTACTATCAGGAGATTCAGCCGCTGACCTTTGATTGCCACGCCATGTACCTGCCAGAGATTCGCGGATTCAGCAAGGAAATCGGGCTGGCTTTCTGGCGATACATTCTGACTAACACCACCGTTCAGTGCGTCACATCGTTCGCTGCACGCAAATTCCGCCACGGTCAGATGTACTGCGCAATGATTGGCCTTAATCGTGTAGGAACCATCAAAAAATACTTCAAAGGCGTGGATGACGTGACGTTTTACAGCGCCACACGCGAAGAACTAATCGACTTCCTGAATCACGGGAGATAGCCATGTTATATGCATTTAAGCTGGGCAGAAAACTGCGCGGCGAGGAACCTTATTGCCCTGAAAAGGGTGGGAAAGGTGGCAGTTCTGATAAAAGCGCAAAGTATGCCGCAGAAGCTCAGAAGTATGCCGCAGACCTGCAGAATCAGCAGTGGCAGACGATCATGAAAAACCTTGCTCCGTTCACGCCACTCGCTCAGCAGTACGTATCACAATTGCAGAATCTTTCCTCTCTTCAGGGGCAAGGTCAGGCACTTAACCAGTATTACAACTCTCAGCAGTACAAAGATCTTGCTGGTCAGGCTCGCTATCAGAGTCTGGCGGCAGCGGAAGCAACAGGTGGATTGGGTTCCACTGCAACCGGTAATCAGTTAGCAACAATCGCACCAACGCTTGGTCAGCAGTGGCTGTCTGGTCAGATGAACAACTACCAGAATCTGGCAAATATTGGTCTTGGCGCACTGCAAGGTCAGGCAAACGCCGGGCAGACATATGCCAACAACATGAGTCAGATTTCGCAGCAAAGTGCGGCTCTTGCCGCTGCTAATGCCAATAAACCATCAGGTCTTCAGACAGCAATTAGTGGCGGAGCTTCAGGGGCTATGACTGGCGCTGCTCTTGGCTCTATTGTTCCAGGACTTGGCACTGGATTAGGTGCGGCAATTGGCGGCGGACTTGGCCTGCTTGGATCGTTGTTTTAAGGGGTAATCATGGCTACTTGGCAAGGAACAAATGGCGGATTGTTGGCTGGTATCGGTGGTGTCAACTCAAACGCTCCGAACGTAAATGACATCGGCAATACGCTTCAGCTTATCAGGCAGAACAATGATATTGAGCGTTCAGGTGCTAACAATGTTGGGCTGACTGCTTTGCAAGGTCTTTCAGGTATTGCGGGTGTTTTTCATCAGGAAAAGCAGGCTCAGCGGCAGAAAGAATTTCAGCAGGCATACGCTAATGCTTATGCGTCTGGTGATCGCGGAGCTTTGCGTCAGTTGGCTACTCAATATCCAGACCAGATTGAATCTATTCGTAAAGGCATGGGGTTCATTGATGAAGACCAGCGCAATTCTATCGGCACCTTAGCGGCTGGCGCACGCCTTGCTGCCTCGTCTCCAGAAGCAATGCAATCATGGCTGCAAAACAACGCCAAGGAACTGAATCGCGTCGGTGTTGACCCTAACAACGTTGCTCAGATGTATCAGCAGAATCCTTCAGGATTTGGTGAGTTTGTTGATCACCTTGGGATGGCTGCGCTTGGTCCGATTGATTACTTCAATGTTCAGGACAAGATGGCTGGTCGTGAGATTGACCGAGACAGGCTGGCAGAGACAATCCGCAGCAATCAGGCAGGAGAAGCACTAACAGCTCGAGGTCAGGACATCCAGATACGTGGACAGAACATCAGCGCACAGAATGCTGCTCTTTCCCGAGAAATACAAAGAGCAGAATTACAAGAAAAGGCTCTGGACAGACAGATAGCCAGAGAAAGCAATCAGTTAAAGCTCGAAGAGCTAAAACAGAAACAGGCAGATGTTCGGCAAAAGGCTGACATAGCCCGCGCTGACAGGCAGGCCGCCGCTCAGGGTGCAGTTGATACGTTCAGCACCGCGCTTGATTCTCTCAACGAGATAGAGCAAAGCCCCGGCCTTTCAAAAGCAGTAGGAATTCGCTCAGCGTTTCCGACAGTTCCTGGCTCTGATGCGGCTAACTTTGAAGCAAGACTCGACACCTTTAAAGCTCAAACTTTCCTCCCTATGGTGCAGTCCCTGAAGGGGATGGGGGCTCTTTCAGATGCTGAGGGTAAAAAATTATCTGATGCGGTTGGTGCTCTAAGTCCCAAAATGAGTGAAAAGGCTTTTCGTGACTCTATCGGAAAGATTCGAAATCAGCTTGAAAGCAAGTTGAGCACTGTTAAAAAACAGTTTGATTATCAGGAGCCAGTACAGAATACGCCAGGGCAACAATCTACTACTGGCAGTAACTTTTCTTCACTATGGGGTGATTAATGGCTAAAGCATGGAAAGATGTTATCGCCTCTCCACAGTATCAGGCGTTAGCACCAGAACAAAAAGCGCAGGCTCAGGAGCAATACTTCAATGAAGTCGTTGCCCCGCAAGCCGGAGAAAATGCAGAGCAGGCTAAGCAAGCTTTCTATGCTGCCTATCCATTGCCATATGTGCAGCAAGTGGAGACACAGCAACCAGTAGCACAGCAACAACCACAGCAAAGTGGATTTATGTCTGATCTTGGCGAAGCAGTAAAAGAGACTGGTCGCGGACTGGTGCAGGCTGGCGTGAACGTGGCAAACATACCTGCATCAGTTGCCGATGCTGTAACAAGCGCGGCGGCTTGGGCTGGCGGTAAACTCGGCATTGGCGATGGTACATATCAACCAGCGCCACGTGTAACAACGCAGGGATTAGAGCAGGACTTTGGCCTTCAGCAAGGCGCGCTGACTCCACAAACGACAGAGGGAAGGGTATTTGCTGAAGCATTGCCTTACCTCACTCCTGCTGGCGTTGAGAGAGCGGCAGCACAGGCACCAACACTTGCTGGTCGAATTGCTCATGGGGCAACTCGCCTTCTAGCAGAAAACGCAGTTGGATCACTTGCTGCAAATAGTGCGAAAGATGATGCGGAAGCACTCGCCACCGATTTGGGCGTTGGTGTGCTGGCTGGCGGTGCTATTAACGCTGCCGGACGTGGATTAGGTGCTGCTTATCGTGGAGTTCGTGGTGCTATTGCGCCAGAAGCGCAGCAAGCTATCAGATTTGCAGAGCGTGAAGGAGTGCCTCTGCACACCACAGACCTGTTACAGCCTACTTCCCGCGTCGGAAAAATGGCGCAAACGACAGCAGAAAATATCCCCCTGGCGGGCACAAGCGGAATGAGAGCAACGCAACAGGAAGCGAGAAGCCAGTTGGTTCAGAGATTTGCTGATAAATTCGGTGAGTATGATCCAGCGGTTGTTATTGACAGCCTTAAAGCGAAAACATCAGGAATTCGTCGCGCTGCAGGAAATCGACTGGAGCAGGTTCAGAATGCTATGGCGGGAATAAACATTCAGCCTGCAAGAGCAATTCAGCAGATTGATACAGAAATATCTAACCTGCAGAAGCTTGGTAAGGTTGCTGATAACGAGACTATTTCAAAACTTCAGTCCTATCGTGATGAGCTTGTTCGCAATGCTGGTCCTGATGGTCCGGTAAATCTGGATTTGAAGCAATTAAGCGATCTGCGCAGCCAGTTCAGAATGGACGTGAAGGGTGAGCGACCAGTGTTACCAAACCGTTCCGATGCTGCAATTCAGCGCGTTTACAAGGCAATGACCGACGATATCAATGGTGCCATTGGTCAGAATCTTGGCAACGATACTCTCCGTAAATATCAGCAGGCCAATGCCGTCTACGCTGACGAAGCCGCGAAACTAAAGAATACCAGGCTGAAGAATGTTCTCATGAAAGGCGATCTGACGCCGGAAGTTGTCAACAACATGCTATTCAGCAAGAACAAATCGGAAATTAAGACGCTGTATAACTCAGTTGGTCGTGTTGGCAGGGCGCAAATGCGCAATGGCATCATTGGAAAGGCGATGGAGAAATCAGGTGGATCCCCTGACCAGTTCCTTCGACAGCTTAACATCCTGCAAAGCCAGACTGGCATCACATTTAAGGGGCAGGACGCTGCTTATCTGAAAGGATTGAAAAATTACCTTCAGTCCACTCAGCAGGCAGCAAAAGCGGCAGTAACAACACCAACAGGGCAGCAAACCATCCCGTTCATTATCGGGTATGGGACGGCAATGAACCCGGCGACAACTGGCGCAGCAGTAAGCTACGGACTTCTTACTCGCGCCTATGAGAGAGAACCATTCAGAAATGCAATGCTCCGAATGGCAAATACCCCACGCGGATCAACAGCCTTTGAGAAAGCAATGCAGCAGGCACAAAAGGCAATTAACGCTCTGACGCAGGGGGCTAAGTCTGATGCGTTGTCAGAATAGCTTCGCAAACACCAGGAACGTGCAAAAACCAAATATATAGAGCGCAATATTCAACAGATCTCTTTGCATAGACTCATCTCATAATTAACAAATCATAACTGACATTAGTGCAATGCAGGGCAAGTTGCATCTTGTTCGGCATTGCTACGTCTGGAGCAAATTAAATGACAGACATTATACCTAACATTATAGTTTCCATGCCTAATCAATTGTTCACAATGTCAAGAACATTTAAATCAGTATCGAATGGAAGCATTTATATCGGGAAGCCTGATACCGATCCGACTAATCCAGATAATCAAGTGGATGTTTATTTTGAGAATGAGAATGGAAAATATATTAAGGTTTCTCAACCAATAAAAATAAGTCAAGCTGGACAACCTGTATTGAATGGTCAATTCGGTAAGTTTGCGACTATAAAAAATCACTCAATGGCGATTTTTGATGCGTATGGCTCTCAGCAGCACTATTTCCCAAATGTAATGAAATATGCTCCAGATCAGTTAAGGCAGGAATTAACCAATTTTTCTGGTGAAAATTCGCCTGGTTATGCTGACCCAAGTAATACGGTATGGGGAATTGATGCATTTTCTTCTAATGAATATGCGAAAAATAATGCTTTTTTCGGAGTTGGAGCAGGATCATCAATTATAGGTAACGAGTCAGATGAGGCTGTTGGTGCGGAAAATACTGGTATTGGTAGACGAGCCGGTGCAAGCCTTACAACAGGACAGCGCAATGTTCTACTTGGACATGAGGCTGGAGCACTGTTAACTACAGGTAGTTATAATATTTTTATTTACGCTCAAAGTTCTTCTTATGCCAACTATAAAACCGGCAGTTATAATGTAGTGGTTGGTTATAACGCTGGCAAACTATTAACATCAGGAGAGAGAAATGTTTCAGTTGGTACGGATGCTGGGTCACAAACAACAACAGGAAGAGATAACGTTGCTGTCGGTCAAGCAGCAATGCAAAATAACTCAACTGGTGGTGGTAATACCTATATAGGAGCATTCTCTGGTGCTGAGACGGGAACTGGCGGTAATAATCTTGCTGCAGGTCGCTCTGCCTTATTTAGAAATGTGGATGGTTCTGGAAACGTTGCACTAGGACGTGAGGCTTCTCTTGGTTTGTCTTCATATGGGGAATCTCCCAATAATATTGTTGCTATAGGGTATCAAGCTGCATGGTCACAGAATGGATTAAATGGTGTTGTTTTTTGTGGGATGCAAGCAGGATATAAAGCAACAAAAATGAACGATTCAGTTCTTATTGGTAGGGCTTCCGGCTTTAATTTAACAACAGGAAGTGATAATGTTTTTGTTGGTGCAGCGTCAGGAGATAGTGAGACTACTGGAACCCAATTAGTATATCTTGGACATCAAGCTGGTAGGTTTTTGATTGATGGGACACCTGCAAAAGAGAAATTAAATTGTGTAGCTTTAGGCTACCGTGCCAGAGTTGGTGGAGATCATGAGATTCAGTTAGGAAATTCTTCTCAGACAGTTTATGTATATGGTACGGTGCAAACTCGGTCTGATGAGCGTGATAAAGCAGATAAACGAATAATAGACGGAGAACTTGCTGTATCATTCGTCCGTGGAATAATCCCATATTTTTATAAGTGGGATTTTCGTGATGATTATATAGAAGAATACAATGTAAAAATTGGTGATGATTCTAATGGCAATCCGATTTTTGAAACTAGAATTCATCAACATGAAAAAGATGGCAGTAGAAAAAGGAAAAGAGAACATGCCGGGTATCTTGCACAGCAAGTTAAAGAATTACTTGATCGACTTGGAATTGACTGTGGTATATATCAAGATCATCTAGTAAACAATGGATGCGATGTAAAAACAATTGCCTACGAACAGGTTATACCGTTTGTTACAAAGGCTATAGATGTTGCATTTTCAAGGATAGAGGGGTTAGAGCAAAGATTGAACAAACTCGAAAACCTATAACGTGTAATGGATCTTCCATGGAATTGGAAGGTCGTTTATACTACCAGAGATAGATTGTATCGATTGGTATGACTGTTTATGTAATGCGGATAATATTTTTATGGAAAATATATTCAGTGAATTTGAAAGTGGTAATGAAATATATATACATCCATCAGTACTCATTGACAAAAGTGTTAAAGTTAATGTGCAGGGTAGCGGGCATAAAATTACAATAGATGAAGGTGTAGTTCTTAGAAATTTAAGAATAAACATCATTGGTGAGAATAATACCTTGCATATTAAAAAAAAGAGCAATATAAGAGGCTGTATTGATATTCGGCAAAACAGTTCAAAGTTAATTATTGGAAGCGGGACGACCACCGCTGGTGTGCATTTCTTCGCAATGGAAGGTAAATCAATTACAATTGGTGACGATTGCATGTTCTCTAGTTCTATTTATATTAGAACTTCAGATGAACATCCTATTATTGATATTGAAAGTGGAGAGAGGATAAATCACGCAAAAGATATTGTTATCTCAGACCATGTGTGGGTTGGTGAAGGTGTCACAATAAACAAAGGTTCTGTAATACCATATGGGTGTATTATTGGCACTAAGTCATTAGTTGGTAAAAAACTATCAAGACCATCATCATCTTATGCTGGAATACCATTGAGACTCATTCGTGAGTAGACTGGCCCCCTGAAT